GTCATCAGCACTAGAAATTCGATAGTTTCAACCAGTTTTCGTTTTTGAGGACGGACTATATGGTTAATTTCTCTAGCTTTTCGCACCATGCTCTTCGCAAAATAAGTTGCTGTGGTCATGGTTTTCCTAAAATTAAGTTATAAGTATTTTGTATAATCAGTTATAAGTTCACTGACTCTACGCACTTATTTAGTAAGTTTGAAAACCTAAGAATTAATGAATGACTTTTTTTTCTTTGGATTCTTGAAACGCTTCAAACTCTTCTAACATGTCAAGTTCTTCATCCGTGATATCCCCACCAGTTGCATCAATGACTTGTTGTAATGCATCATCGACAAAACCCTTTGCAAGTTTTCTACTATGAGAATGTAAATCATTAGTCAATGGAATAGTTCCCGTCTCTACCATGTTCAACCACTTAGATGAAGCTTCGTCATAGAACGGAATGAATTGTTCATTCATAACACTTCTATGCATGACATCATTTGGTGCAATCAATAAGACTGGGTCTGAAGATAGGGGTGCATATGGATAAAATGTTGCAAGAGTTGAATTAGTACCAGTGATTGATAAATGACATATCATAGGTAGGGTCACTTGTATTCCTTTAGGTGTTTCTCTGACCATTCCGACAAGTTCAGTACCAGTTCTGAGTTTTACAACTTCGTATTGTCTTGGTGTTAAATCTTGTGGTCTTGTCATTTTAAATCAAATTGCCTTATCTCATATGAAAAGTTTTCTTCGTTGTATATATTTATACGTTCCTTAAGGTGATTAAGGGTATGATTTTCACATTGTAAGTCATCTGATATATCAAATAATTTCATCGATGTTTTACCATCTGTTTTTCTTAGACCTCTACCAATAGACTGTAGGTTTCTGATTCTTGATTTTGAGGGTGATGCAAAGACTACATTATCAATCTTCTTAATATTGACACCAGTAGAGAAAGTTCCGTATGATGCTAGTATGACATTATCGTTTGACTTTTCAACTAACTCTCTAACTTCTTCTCTATCTGTCACATCAGTTCCACCATAAACATAGTGCAACTTATCTCCTAATCTTTTAAACATTTTACCATGCAATACTGTTCCGTGTTTCTCTACATATTGGAACAGTACTAGAGTGTTGCCTTTAAGGGAATACACTAAGTTGCATATAAATTCGTTTCTGTTATCATTTCCAACGAGATAATCCATCTCATCTTGATAGGTCATTTTTTTCATTTTAGTATGACGGAGTATGACACAATCAATATTTAAATTTGCAATAGTTCCTTCGTCCATCAATTCTTTTGTTGTTATGACCTTTTTAACAGGGCCGAACAACCCTTCTAGTTGTAGTCTATGGACTTCACTACCATCAAGTGTACCAGTAGTTCCGATACGAATTGCAGTAGTTTTCATCTTCTCTAAGATACCTTTAAGTGTTTGTGCTTTGAATAGATGTGCTTCATCCCCCACCACAACATCAAATGATTGTAATACCTCTTTAGGTGCCTTTGCAAAGGACTGCCATGTTGTGACTGTTATAGGGGAATCAAATACTTCTTGACCACTGTATATCTTACAAATAGGTTCTTTGTATCCATACTCTTGAAAATCTTTAGTCATCTGTTCTACCAACGAAGTGGTAGGAACTATTATTACAGTCTTACAATTCGGTAGAGACATCTCTCCTTCAAACCATCTACATAACATATAAATGATTAATGACTTACCACTAGCAGTAGGAGATAATAATAACTGTCTACCATACTGTACTGTAGATTTAAATGCATCTACTTGATAATCTCTTGGTGCAAAAGGAAGTCCTAAGCCTGGAATTAAATCGTCTCCATTGATAAAGAAGTCCACATCTTCATCTGTTATTCTAGTCTTATCACCTATAACATCTTGAATACCTTCAAACTCAAACCCTCTTTCTCTACAGAACTCATCTACATATGGAAGTAGTCCGATATAAATTTTGTGTGTTTTTATTGAAAAAAGATAGACCTTACCATCCCACCATTTGTTTTTGTAGGAAGGCATAAACTTTGCGCCTGGTACTTTGAATGAGAAGAAGTCATGTAAGTCTTTTGCAAGACCATCATCACAATCAACGTGCATGAAGACCTCATCCACTTTTGATACTGTAACTTTCATTTATCTATAAGGATATCCACATAACCAACCAACTAATGATATTCTAGTTCCTCTTAATAAGGGTGTGACTTGGTGATGTAGAAATGATGGGAATAGGATAAGAGACCCTTTTTGTTTTGCAGAGAATGGTGCAGTGACAACATAGTTTTCCATGTTTCTATTGTAATCACCTTTAGTAAGAGTATCCTTTGCACGTATATCTTCTATCCATTGGAAGTTTCCACCCTCATAATCATCGGGGTCTGATAATTGAATAGTATAACTCAACTTTCTTATCATCCCATTATGTTCATATGGAGTAGGGCCTGCATCTGTATGCCATGTGTAAAAATCACCCGTCACTTCTGCATCGGGTCTATGTTTATATATTGTGTATTGGTTTTTTTCTTGATATTCAAAATCAAACCCCCAACCACATTCTGATTTTGCATGTTCAACTGCACCATATAACTTATCTATTAAATGCTGTGGTAACATGTCTTCACACCATCTTACATCAGATTGTCTTATCTTACTATCAGTTCTTCCACCATTGTCTTCCCCATCAGGGTCTATCTTTTGGAATCCTACCTGTCCATCCATAATAGGATATTGCATTGCATGTTGATGTATCTGTTCGACTTCACTATCATCAAACAACATAGGTATTGTATAACAGTAATTATTTAATATCATTATTGTCCTGCCATGAACTTTCTCCAATCGATTGTGTTTCTAATCGTTTGGTGTCTCCATGTAATATTTTGCATACATTCCTTAAGGAAGTCTACAGTAACTTTGAGGTACTCAATCTTTGCATTGAGGTCTTGTAAATCTTTATCTGCATTGAAGAATATTTGCATGTCATTCTTCATTATCTTAAGACCATTAAATGGGTCGGGTTCCCAACCTTTCTCTCTAACAGTCTCCTCGTCCATTTTACCATTATACCACAACCACTTATCTTTAAGTAGTTCATTGTATTTGTTTTGGTATTGTTTTAGTACAAGTATCTTACTGGTTAGTAAGTCTTGGTATTTTGCATGTAGTTTAGGAACTTCAAGTGATGCATTATCTAATTCGATATCATCTATTTGACAATCTTCCGTCCACTGTTTCTTTAATTCATCTAACGTCATAATATACCATTATACCACATATATGGGTATTTAGTAAGGGGATTTAGGAAGTACTTTCTATCTCGTAATAACTAAATCTAAAGTCAACTGTAGTAGTTACTGGTTCTGCTTCTGCACCACTCTCTAACTGTAATCCACTCAATCCTATTGGGAAACAGTCATGAAACCTAAAGTATCTATTAGGTAAGTTTTTGTTTGTATTTGTTACTAGTGTAATATCAGATGTTTGACTTATGTTATCGGTTCCACTGTATTGTTTAGTTTCAGTAGATGTTGTTGATGTATAAGTCTTATATAATGATGGGTCTCTAACGGGAACAATTGCATCCATCCAGTCATAGATTTCTTTAAAGTTTACTAGGTCTTCATCTACTAGAAACTCTACTGACATAGTTTCATAGAACACTTTGTCGCCAGGGAAAAATGCATCCAACCCAACACCTGCTGCTTGAGTTACTTCTGTAAATGTTAAGCCAGGAATATTTACTGACCTTACAAAGTATTCAACAGTAGGACACTTCTCAACGATAAGTCTAAAGTTATTCTTATTAAGAATCGATTTATTGATATCAACCATTTATTTTTAGTATCCGTTTAGACGAAGAAGTATCGAAATAATCACCATCTCGATACTCTCTCGTTGTAGTTTCTTCACATAGATAACCATCTTTAATTAACGTTGTGATTGTCTTACGACTTAATACATTCGTTGTCTCTTCCCCATTAGGAAACGTTTTTGCTTCCCATGGCCCTTCTTTTACATTCACTTGTTTATCATACATAATTATCTCCGTGTACTACTATTTAGGTTACTTCTCGGTTACAAACTCATTTAACTGTCTTGCAGTTACAATAACCTCTTCACCAGTGATTTCTCTTAATGGTAAAGGTTTCTTATTATTAGGATTGTTTTCGTTATGCATATAGATAGCGTCAACTTCCCTCTGATAGTTTTGAGTCAAAAGACCCTCTGCTTGTGATAATAAGTCGGCTCTGATTTCGAACCCCGATTTTGTTGAATTA